GTAGCGCATGTCCTTGAACTTGAACTCACCGACATTCTCGTGATCGTAGTAGATCTTCTCGTAGATGGTGATCGGATTCTCGACAGCAGTCAGTTCTCTTGTTTCAGTATCAAGAACGTGGAAGTACTTGGTGTCGTTGCAGTCGTTCCAGAAGAACTCCATCTGTGACCCAAGGTAGTGTATATTTCCCTGCGACGACTTGGTATGAAAGTGTCCGGACAATACCATCTCGAACTTCTCGAAGTGCTTGGTGGACATACCATCCTTACATACCTGTCCACGTGCCATCTCGAACCCAGACAGTTCTAGGTGAGCACCGACAATAGATGCCTTACACGTCTCAAGAAACTCAAGTGTTGCTTCCTCGTTCTCAGGGTTGATCCAAGGCACTAAAGCAACATCTAAGTTGCCATACCTCATCACTGTAGGTTCCATGACGACATTGACTTCGTTCATGTAGTGACCCTGCAGTTCCTTGAGTGCATTCAAGTCGTTGGTGTTCTTGTAGTACACGTCGTGGTTACCCGGTATGATATCCATGGTAATACCATAGTCACGCAACTTCTCCAGAAAGATCTTCCGGTTGTGACTCAGTGCCTTGAAGTTCACCGTCTTGCGGTTGTCGTAGTAGTCACCCAGATGTAGAATCTGTGTGATGTTGTTCTCTAGCAGATATGGGAAGAACACGTCTGTATAGAAACGCTCTTGGTATCCCATGAAAATGTCAGATGAGTTGCGACACCCGCAGTGGGTGTCATTCAGAATCGCTATCTTCATACTAATCCATAAACTTACCGTGCTCTACCAGATGGTGAAGTCGGTGTGTAAAAATTGTCCACAATAATTTAATCAAAGAATCCTGCGTATATGTACCAGATTCACATTTATATACCCACATTATATCAATACCTATATGTTATGTCAAGTGAAAAGTTGGAACTTCCATCATTGCAGTAGGCAACTCACCATCCCATTCCATCTGTTTAAGTTTGCGATTGATTGGCACACACCAATCCCACGTCAAGGTCTTAGGTGCGGTAATACTCTCAGTACAAATCACCTGCAAGTAAGTAGGTGGAGTCGATAGACCGTCAGGTTTCTTAAAGACTCTCAAGAATTTTTCCTCTCCGAGTTTTTTGAGTTTTAGGTATTGCACAGTATCTTCACCTATCAGCAAACTGTTATCGTAGTCTACAAAATGAGCACATCTACGTGACATAAAAACCATACGAGTCATGTATTCGTTTTTATCACTATAGTTGTTCATGTACTGGTGAAACATATACCGCTCTTTTGCCTGTCTCCGCAGTTCTTCTTCGCCTTCAATCTTGCCCTGAAACTTGAGGTACTCATACAACTCTTCTTCGGTCATATGACAAACACCGTCAATGTTTTTATCGTAGGGGTAGTGTGCTCTCCATTCTTCCGGAAAATCTTTCTCAAGCATATCGAATAGCAACGTGCCTAATACTTTCATAACGGCAACCTGCTTGTACAGAACCAAAAGGTCGGGTGGATTATCATGCTCTGCTAACAGTTGATAGTACTCAACTCCTGTAGGTGTGATGATATCACCACTATCAATAAACATAGCATAGTCATCATCACTCTCAAGGAAGACATCTATCATAGAGTTCTTCCCTGTGGCAGGAGTGCCATCGGACTCAGTGACTACATAAGGCACTTCATACAAATCGCAAACCTGTATGAGTTCCTGTTCGACCTCCTTGTCGAGAGTGTTGATGACAATTTGTGTCTTATCCTTGGGAAGTCCTATCAAACTCTGTTCGAATCTGGCAGGAGCATAAGACACCAGCACATAGAATCGCATTAGATTAAGAAGTCAGATAGGTCCGAGTCTACGTTGACAGCACGTCGCTTACGTTGCTTCTTCTCTTCCGTTGCATACTCCTTGAAGTGGTAGTCTGCCTCTTTGACAGAATCGATACGGACACGTAATTGCTCTACGAACGGTTGACTATGGTTGTAGTCTCCGTACCCACCCTCAGTGTTCTCCTCCACAAACTCAGCAAGGTCTGCTTCAGCAATGTACTTCATCTTGATGTCTTGTTGCTTCTTCTCCTTCTGGATCCTACGTAGGAATGCGTACCACGAGATCTGTGTGAAGTATGCAAATGCATTAGGTTTACCTGAACGAGTAGCTGCTTCGATGTCATAGTTCTCGATTGCCTTGAGGCAGTTCTCCACCGCATCCATAACCATCTCTGCACGATAGGTGTAGCGAACGAAGTTAGACTTGTGTGACAACCCTTCGGCAATTTTCAGGAAGCATGTAGCAATATAGTCAGTGACCATAGGCGAACTGCCCCCTGCTTTCTTTGCCGCTTGTGCACTCTCGCAATACTCAAGTACAGCAAGAGAGAACTCACGATTGTTTACATAGTGCGGTTTTTCTTTTGGTTTGGTTGTCATTACAAATCTCCTAGTATTTCAGTAATTATACGACATCTACTCCGATCTGTCAAGTCCTTCACACACTCGTTTGCGTAGATCACTGGAAGAGAATCGATGACTACGTTCATTGAAGTAGTATTCGATGCCACGCTTACGTCCAATGTCCTTACCCGTGAAGTCTTTATCACGATACTCATCACCTAGAATCTGTACGTCTAGATTGTAGAGCGACAGAATATCCTCAAGATCTGCTTCGGTCTCGTAGGGTATGATTTCATCTACATAACTAACTGCTCGTAGTTGAGTGTACCGTTCCACAAGAGTCTGAACAGGTTTGTTCTTGGTATCGGGTCGGTCAATCGTTGGGTCTGTCTGTAGACCTACAATCAAATAATCACACTGATCTTTGGCATGGCGCAACATCTGTACGTGCCCTGCGTGTAATAGATCAAAGGTCGAACAGGTAAAACCAACTTTCATAAAAAATCCTTGACATATCTAAGAAGTCATGATATAATAAACTTGCCGTTGCGGGGAAGATTGAATACTAGTGTAGTATGGGTTTAAATTCTATTACATTATTAGTCGAACTGTCCGACCCACCGAATGTTTCTTCATATTTATTGAAGATATCAGATTCTTCTTTGCCAGCAGACCACACACCATCATAGAAGATGTTCGAACATGCTTCATTGTACTGATCTACCATCTCCTCAATAGGGTTAGCAACCGCAACAATCTTATCCATCTTAACCATAATCAGTTTGTCCGGATCATCCTGATAGCAGAAGAATAACTTAAAGGTGTACATCCTACTGCCATCGGGTGTATTAGCAAACTGAATAGTCAAAGCATTACGAATGAACACATCCTGATCATCTTCTTCGACGATCTTTGCAATTACTTCTTCACCAGTCACTAACTTTAGTTGCTTAACCGACTCATTCATTTTCATCATTTCCTTTTAGGTTAATAGGGTAGATCTTGTATTTGAACCCTTCCTTGGTATATATCTTAATCCTTTCTCCGCTATGATTCAGAGTAAAGTTGCGATATCCTTTGCAAGAGAGATCGTCAGATATATCATACAGCTTAGTAGTAGACCCATCATCAGACTTTCGTAGTCCACGTCCGATGGATTGGAGTACCTTGACCTGCGACTTCGAAGGTGTAGCAAATATAATGTTATGCAGATTGCGTATGTTAATACCAGTAGAAAAGGTGCCAAGTGAAGCAACAATGATAGCATTTTTCTGTTTCTCTACGATACCACGGATCTGCTCTCGATCAGTAGCATCTACTTCTCCAGACACGTAGAACACTTTCCGGTCATCGTCTGCCAGATCCCTGATCATATCAAACAACACCTTGCCGTGCTTCTCCACAAACTGGAACATCACCAAGGTATTGCCTGTCTGGTCTAGGGCAAGTTTGGTGATAAAACTGTTCCTTCGTTTGTTCGTAACTATGTAGTCAATCTCTTCCTGATAGTTCTTGCCCTTCATGTTCTGACATATATCGTTATGGTACCGTAGCAACAGAACAGAGATATCCAGATCTGAGAGAGTCTTATCCTCCTGCAGTTTGACTGTAGTGGTCACCCTGAACACAGGACCAAACAGTCCTTCTAGTACAAGTTTATTGGTTTCTGTGCCATCCAGTGTTCCGGTTGTGCCGATGCGATAGCGAGCATTGACACACTTGTCCATCATGGTAGACAGAGACTTTGCCTTGAATAAATGGACCTCATCTCCGAATATGCACTCGAACTGTTCAAACCACTCTGCACCAAACTTGTAGATGGACTGCCACGTCGAGATGATCACAGGTTTGTCCGTCACCTTTTCTTTACCTGAGTAGATCCTGTGGCACTCGCTCTCTACGTCGTATCCGTAGTCAGCAAAGTCTTGATACATCTGCTCTACCAGACTTGTTGTCGGAACAATAACCAGCGTCTTGGCAACACCCTTCTTGTCCTTGACATATCGCAGAAGGTTGTATATAATAAAACTCTTGCCACTGCCAGTCGGAGATAACAGTAGAGCACGTTTGTTCTCAATGCCGTGTGCGATAGCATCGTACTGATAATCACGTGGTTCGAACGGAGCACCAAGGTTACCCAGAAACTTTACGAGGTCTTGGTGCTTGACCTTATCTTTGTCGTTGGGTATGCCGTATTTCTTGCTCTCCACGATCTGTAGACCATAGAATCTGTCAGCACAGAACTTACGCAAGTGGTGGTACAGACCCACGTTCATCTGCTTGGTGACCATGTTGTATAACTTGATCTTACCGTCCCAGACCTTGCGCTTGTATGCTGGCATGAACTTATATCCCGGCACAAAGAAAGAGAAGAAGTCTCGCAACTCCTGCTCTTGGTGTGGGTTTGATTCTATTGCCATATACGAATGGTTAAGCATCCGTACTCGTATCGTATTATCCACCTGCTTCCAATCGTCTCCAGTCAATCATATTCTTAATAGTCTGGTGTCTCCACTTTAGATTATCTAGCACTTCTTTAAGTGTCTCGATGATAGTCTTCAGGTATGCAATTTTCTCTTCGGACTTCTGGATCTCAGGATCAGAGTCGTAGTAGCGATCCATGTCACCCTTCAACACTTTCAATCCATCGAACGGATCATATGCCCATCCCTTGGACTCGATGGTCTGTTGATCCATCTTCCCGTTATAGTACAACCACTTCTCCTTCAACAGGACGTGTTGCTCGTTCTCTGCACGTTTGAGATTTAGTTTGGTGATCGACAAGTACTGAAGGTACTTGGCATGTAACTTAGGGGTATGGCGACTCGTTTTATCTAATTCGAACTCACCGATCTCACAATCTGTTTCCCACTCTTTCAATATCGACTCAAGGTCTAACTTCATAACTCATCTCCAATATAATCAATACAATCTTGCCAATAATCTACATCATTTGGGTGTACAACAAACGACTGCGTGAGTCGCCAGCACTTTGTGTAGGCAGTATGATAGCAGACTCGTCCGTCATCATAGTCACCGAAATACCCTGCTTTGAGACTCCAACCTTTCTTATCAGTGATCAGTATCTCTTTGCCATATTTATCCAGATACTTAAACCATCCTTCTCCGGTCTCTGACCAAGTGAAGATTAGATTGTACCCCACGGCATTGGCATTGTTGTGCCATGCTATAAACCCTTCGGGCGGGTAGAGTTGCGACAGAGCATTTGAGGCAATGCCTAGTTCTGTCTTGAGTGCCATATCAATCTCAGCAAAGTCCTTCGCATACTGAGGATCATTTCCGCCGTAGTGCTCCGGTTTGATCGGATACGAATAGGCAGTCTCAGGAGAACCTATGTGGTCTCTACCCATACCTGTAATTATATCACGATACTCACAAGAAGTAAAGTACCTATCTGGTTTGCCCAGAGGTTTGTTGGTTTGGGTTACGTCATATTTCTCACGATATAGATAGCGGAAATGATCTAGTAGTCCAAGAACCCGTGGGTTCCGGATATCACATACTTGCATTAAGTTATCTCAAATTCTGTAAACCTGAATGACACATTGAAAGTTGTGAATGTAACATCGGTCACATTAGATGCCAACTGAATCTGTCCAAGACTGGTAGGTACGCAGTCTTTGTATTTGATAGTAACATTCTTATTATTGTGAGAAGACTGAATGATCAATGATATGTCTGAAGCAGTTGCCTGTTTGCTTGCCGTTTCAACAGGCACATGACCTTCATTCACAATACGCTCTAACCAATCTTGCATCTCTTGATATGCTTTCAAGTCTTCATCAAGAATAATGTCTGCAGTCATTTCACCATAATTGATTTTATCACCTGCAATAGGAATGCGAGCAATACGACTTGTGGGTATTTCCACAGGAGCAACACTAGCACCGGGATGAGAGATTGACTGAGCAAAATACTCTGTATTTGCAAAGTGCTCGTGATTGATGACTAACTTAAACCCTGTGGGTTGTAGGTAGTTTTTGTTTGATGTAATTGCCATTAGATATTGTCCAAACGGTTAACATTTTCCATGGTTATATTTATACAAAAAAAAGGGAGACCGAAGTCTCCCCAAAAATGTCCCTTATGGGATTCTTTTTATCCCTATCAAGTGAGGATGTTGTCCACACGGAAGATACGGTAGTACTGGTTAGTCTTAACAGACGCAAGACCGTCAGAAGGAGTAGCACCAACGAAAGGATTAGATGCCATGCCGTATCGAGTCTTAAACCCAATTTTTGGCTGGAACGAATCTTCGCCAACTGCCTTAACCATCTGAAGCGGTACGTAGGGGCAGTAGAATACACCTGCGTCATAGGGGTTAGTACCCTTATAACCAACAGTGATGTAGTCAGTCTGCGCATATGGGTCGATGTAGACACGCATACGTCCGTTCAAAGTACCAGCAAAAGTGTTACCAGTGTCATCAACCTGAAGGTTAGTAGACATTGCTGGAGTGTAGTCGAGCATACCAGAAGCGGCGAGAGCAGTAGCAACGTCTGAAGAACAAACGATTACGTTACCCTTACCACGGCGAGTCTCTTTAGCAATTACGTTTGCTTCACGATCCAACTGGACCACGAGACCCTTGAACTTCTCTGCAGACCAACGACCATCTGCATCCGTGCTAAGATCGAAGATACCGTTCTTAGTAACGTTTGCTTGCAAAGCACCAGTCTTTGCTTGGCTGTTGATAGTACGGATAACTTCACGGTTGATTTCCGCAAGGATTTCCGTAGAGAGAATGTTTGCCAACTCAGTCTCAGCATCAAGACCGTGGATTGCCTTCAGGTCTTGAGCAAGTTCGAGACTGTACTCTGCTTTCAGCGCACGAGACTTCGCAGTCACGGTTGCCTTCTCGATGGTGAAACCCATTTCTGCGAAAGGAGCACCAACACCGTCACCCAATGCTTCTGCCGCCGCAGTAGTCATAGGCGAACCAGTGAGAGCAGTAGCACGGAGGTCATCAGCAGAGTCATTGTCAGGAGAAATGCCATTGAAACCAGACACGTTGTCTGAGTCATGACCGCCAGAAGCACGATCACCAGAGAACTGAGTCTCTGCTTCGTTGAACAATGCTTCACGTGAAGAAGTGCTACCAGTACCGTAACGTGCCTTCATCGCAAAGATGAGACCAGTAGGACCAGACATTGGTTGTACGCCACATACGTCGTATGCCATCAAGTTAGGCATAGCACGACGCACGAGAGAGATCAACACAGGGTTCCAGTTTGCCGCAGAAGCAGTTGAAGTGGCAGGTGCCGCTTCGGTCAAACCACCGAAACCTTCGTGTTGTGCTTGCTCTTCACGCATAGCAACTTCTTGGTTTTCGAGAATCGCCGCAGTTACAGCACGACGATGATGATCTTGGATCTCACCTGCAGAACTTTCGTTCAGTACGGGAGACCACTTTTCGATTAACTTATCGTAAGAGTTCATTAGTGTCTTCCTTATTAGTTTCTAGAAGTTTTACGGAGTGCTGTGAGGTAAGAATCCATCGCAGAAGAAGTTTCGACAACTGCCTCTGGTTCTTCATCTACGATCTCAACATCTTCGCTTACAGTTTTTGCGAAGTAAGATTCCTTGATAGTTACAACCTTCGACTCAAAATCTTCGTCGAATTCTACACCTTCTACCAATTCTGCCAACTTCTCTTTTTGGGTGTCTGCGAGACCACGAGCAGCTTCTGCAATGATAGCATCACGCTTGTACTGTTCGAGTTCTTCACTAAGTTTGATAGACTGACCAGTCTGTGCGTTGAGAGACTCTTCGAGTTCTTCAACTTGACCAGCAAGTTCATCTACTAGGTCAACCTTGGACTCAGGAACATCAATGTAAGATTCTACGAATAGATCCTTCATCTTGTTCATAAAGGTTTCTGCGATTTCAGTACGGAGACCGTTCTGTACAGCAACCTTGTTATCTTCCATCCAAGTTTCAACTACGTAGTTCAGGTAGCTGTCAACTTTCTCTACAAGTTCTGAACGGATAGAAGATACTTCTTCTGCCAACTCATTCTTGTATTGCTCCTCTAAACGAGAAACTTCTTCTGACAACTTAGACTTGACTGCCGCTTCGAAGATTACTGCTGTCTTTGACTTGAACTCATCGGAGAGAGTTGCCTCTGACTCCATGATACCTTCAAGTTCTGCAGTAGTATCTACTTGTGCTTCAGCAACTACTTCTTCCTGTCCTTCGACTTCTTCGCCCATCATCTTGCCATATGCCGCCTGAAGTTCTACCTTTTTCATGGCATTCATCTTCTGGTACATGGCATTGACCATTGCCGCTTTAGTCTTAGGCACAGGTGCCTGTTTAGTTGCGTCTCCAGCCTTGTCTACAGATGCGACAGATTCAGGTTCAGATACACCGCCAACATTGCCAGCGCCAGCACCTTTTGGTTCTGTCTTTTCTTCGAGAGTTTCCTCCACGATTTCGTTATCAAGTTCATCGTGAAGTTCTACTTCGACCATATTTTCATCAGTCATTATAGACTCCTTACATGCTAGATTTGATTAACGAGAGGAAATTCTTAAACTCACGAATCTGGACTTCCGGACGGAACTCCTTCGGTGCGTTAATTATTTCTGTCTCCATCTGTTCAATGACTTGAGGTTGCAAAACGCCGTTATTCCAGACCCAATCTACACCTTCCATAATACCATTAACAAAAGCATCAGGTGCGGAGGGATCCTGCACTATGTCCACCGTTGAAAGAATAAAATCTTCTTTCACGTATGCGACACCGTTTCGATTCTCAAGACTTCCCATACCACGAGTTGACACACCTAGTTGGACACCACCTTCAAGAAGACCCTTTACGATCTTACCCATTGGGGTTTCCAATATTTGTGCCTTTCCGACCACATTATTTCCCTCAAACTTGAGGTCAGTAATGAGGTGCGAAACCTTGTCTAGGTTAACAGTCGGACCTTCGGGGTGATTCAATTCGCCCACTGCCCTCTTCTTGCTAACCTGTTCTGTTACGTACTTGTTTACTGCCGCTTCCATAATTGGTTTGGGGTAAACACGTCCGTTGCGATTCTTCTGATCTGCTTGCGCAAACACACCTTCGATGACGTAGTTCTTCTCGCCATTCTCTTTCTTCTCTACGATGCACGAAACATCGTTCTCTGTGTACTCGCTGATCAGTTTCATCTTAGTTCCTTCACAACTGTTTGTGCAGTTTTCTCTGCTTCCTTCTGTGACTTGAAGGTGTCTAATAGATCACCATCAATATGCACAGTAAAACCCTTTGGACCCTTCGTGATCTTTACGGGTACTCTATCGATTTTCTTATCGAAGACAACCTTACCTTTCGGTTTGACTGCTTCCCGTATGTCACTAAAAGTTTTCATGTGAGTCCTTATTAGTTATATTTATACAAAAAGATGTTTTCAGATGAATTATTTATGAAGATTCTTCTTCGTCGTCTTCTTCGTCTTCTTCCTCTTCACCTTCGTCAGCATCATCCAGATCATCATCTTCAACGTCGTCTAGGTCAAAGTCTTCTTCCTCAGACTCTTCACCATCATTATAGACAGACTGCGCAACAGATAGTTTCTCTGCCTCAAGAGCATCATTCATCTTGTCGCCAAGAACGTCTTCGAAGTGATCCTTTGCTCGATTGAAGTTCTGCTGTGCAATCGCATCAATCAACTCCTCAATCGGATTTACTTCTACCACCTCTTCGTTTTCGATGGGTTGTTCTACTTCACTCATTTATTGACCTCCAAAGTCATCATCAGGTTCATCGCCTCCGGCTGCATTTTCGCCTTCGACCTCATCTCTCATCTTCTCGATGTCCTCATCGGAGAACATCATTACGTTCTTCATGACCCACTCACGTGAGAAGTACTCACCGACGTAGGTAGAGATACGATCCATCGTATCCAAACGTTCTTTTAACAATTCAGCATTCTTCAGTTCCGTGAAGTGGTTGTCACGGAGGAAGTCAACCTGAATGTCATTCTTCCATTCGTTCCAATCTTGCTCTGTGATTACACCCTTCAGAATCAACTGCTTCTTCAGGATACCAGTGAACAAGTTAGAGAAACGCTTACGTAGGCGATCTACGAACTTCTGGAACTTAACTTCGTCCCGTGATATTTCGGTAGAGCGACCAAGTGAGAACTGTGCTTCCTGCTCAAGTCGATTGATCGGTACATTCAGAGAGCGATACAAACGCTTCTGGAAATATATGATGTCATCGATCTGACCAAGGTTCTCACCGCCCGGCAGTGTTGAGATCTCAGTACCTCTGCCGCCTTCCTTACGGGGCAACCAGAAGTCCTCCAACATCGACATTTGCTTACGGTCATCTTTCAGTTGACCCGTAGTCGCATCGTACACTAACTTGTTTCGATAGCGAGACATGATATCTTTCATGTGCGTCTCTGCCTTTGCTGGCGGCAGGTTACCCACGTCGATGTAAAAAATTCTGCGCTCTGGTGCACGTGCAAGACGATAGATTACCAGAGAGTCTTCCATCATCCGCAATTGGTTGATGGGTTTGATTGCTTTGTGTAGGTATGATACTACACGCTTCTTGCTTGGGTCAGTCAGACCCGAAGTAACATATGAAACGGAGTCTGGTGTCATCTTGATTGCGTTCTGTGTGTTGCCTTGCTTCTCTTGGAACACATAGAACTCTTCGGTCTTGTCTATGACCTTAGCACCAGTTGCCTTATCCTTTTTATATTTTACCTCTTTAACCTTTCGAATCTTGGTTGCATCGATAGTACGGATCTCTACGATACCGTTGCTCAATGCAGATTCGTTTACTACGAGGTGGTGTACCAGTCTACCGTCAACATACCATGAACGGAAGATGTCGTGACCCAACTCGTTGAAGTTCAGCATACCAGTGATGCCATCGAACTCCTCTTGCATGATCTTCTTAATCTTGTCAGACGTTTCGATACCGTCAAGATTCAGTGTGACAGATGACTCCATCTCTGAACCCGATACCGACTCGTTTACAATGTCTTCGATTGCCGCATCCACTTCTGGATGTTGAGCAACCCCACGATACTTCATGATGAGTTCTGCGTTGTCCTTCGCATTGTCACCGTTGATATCGATGTATTGACCGTAGTGTGAACCAGACGCAGTTACGTACCCTGCTCCATCGTCATCCGTCTTCGGTACGATTGAGGGTGCCTTATCGTTCTCCTTGTTTGGATCTTTCTTGTTTGAACGTACTAGTTCAAATCCAAACAACTTGATTAAACTGTTCTGATCGTCTGCCATTTATAACCTCAGTGCTAAAAAATGCATGGAGGACAATCCCCCCATGCATTTATTTAGTAACAACTTAACTAGTTGTATTACTTTCCCAGTACTGGACTTGGAACTCAACAGTAAACTCTTCGATAGCATCAACCGTCTCGTAAGATAGTTCGATTGCGCTGACGGCAGTTGGGAAACAAGAACGGAAGTTATACGTCTTGAGTACATCTCCATCTTTATCCAACTGATCTACTGAGAGGTCTGTCTGATATGCCGCAGGATCGTTGAAACCAGTATTCTCGTTGTGAGAGTTAATACCGTTCATCCAACGTTCCATGGCATCACGTATTTCAAACCCAGTGTCATTGATTACAGTGATAGTCCAAGTTTCGAAAGTACGATCACCAGCAATCTTCAACTGACGACCACGGAATGGTACCGTGATCAGACCAGTATTTGATGCAGGAAGTGCCGCCGCCTTACACATGAAAGAGGTCAACTCTGCATCGCCAAGAGCATATGCAGGGAAGTTTACTCGCACGTTAAAGAGGTTGGCTCTAGCACCGCCACCTTTGAGTTTAGACTTAAAGTCATCTACGCCTAATAGTGCCATTGTCTACTCCTTATGCTCCTACGCTACCGACAACTTCTTCGAAGTCTACACCAGTTCGAACAGCAACAAAGTTCAGTTGAACAAAGTTGATCGAACGTGCAGGTTTGATGAAGATGTTAGCAACAAATTGATTGTTATCAATCACTTCTCCAGTGTTGTTAGTTTCGTCACAAACAACCTTGAAGTCAGTGATACCCCTTCGACCCTTCACTCGACGGAGGAAAGGTTCTACGATGTTAACAAATTCCGCACGAGTAAATTCATCGTTGAATTCGAACATCACGTTCTTTGCCGCTTCTGCAATTGCTTTCTCGACAACGATAAACAAACGTCTTACGTTGATACGGTCGAATGCAGAAGGACGACGCTCCAACGTCTTGTCACCGAACAGGATCAGTCCGGTACCCGGAATGTTCGCAATTGGGTTGACACCAGCCTTATAGATCTGGTCACGTTGGGTTTGGTTAGGATTAGTAAGAATGTCAGTTACACCACGGTAATTACCACGACGTTGACCAGCAGGTGAGTACCATGGATCAGCAATTAAGTCTGTCGATGCCATGAGACCCGCAGTGCTAGATGCCGCAGGAATATTGATGTACTTATCGTTATACTTATCGAATACCTTGAAGTAGTTGTTATCTACTACTAGGTAGGATGAACTAGGTAATGAATCCGCAAACGAAACAGCACTTGTTGCCGCTTGACTATTAGTTTTACCCACAACATCTTCTTTAGGTACAGATGCTACCACAACACAGTCTTTACGTGCCTTCGCAATAGACTCAAGGTCAGTTACGATAGTATCGCCGGTAGCGGCACTAGTATACTGAGGTGCGATCAAGAAGTCAATCTCTGTTGCCAACTTGTCTTCGAATAGATCGTAACCAGTAGCATACTCAGAAGTACCAAGAGCACTAGATGCAACACCACCTTTTAACTTGACAGTCAACTGAGATGCTGGCGCACCAACTCCTAATCCGTAGTTAGTTGCACTATCTACATTAGGTGTGATACCATATAAAGTATGAGAACCTACAACGGCATCAACTCCAAATGCGGAGTCGTCGCCAAAGTAACCGTTCCAGATATACTGCGACCGATCATTGATAACATCTGAAATATAGTTCGGAGAGTTATCAGGAGTAACCGCACCGCCAGCAACAGACAAGTGCTCAAACTTCTCAATTACTGAACCAGCAGTACCAGAGATTGCACCTGTGCGGTCAATGACTGCTACGTGGATTTCGTCGTTAGACGCACCTTGTCGTGTAGCATAGTCAGAGGTACCGGGAGCACGATCAAAGTTGCTCTTATATGCCCAACTAGCAAAGTGATCTACACCAGCAGAATCACCAGCAGGACAGTAAGATACACTGAGTGCGTTTCCAAGATCACCCGGATACTTAGCAATCCAAGTACCTGTACTTGTCTTAGAAGCACCAGTACCGACTGCAGAACTTACAGTGTTGTCCCAATGATCACCATTCTTGACGGTTGCTGAGTCACCAAGTGAAGTAAGCGCAGAGTGTGCGTTTACGCCACCGTTGTTTTCTCGAACGATCTGAAGAGTTTGTGAGTATTTTAAAAAGTAAGCGGCAGAGTGGAAATCTACCGAATTAGCGTCGTTAGGAGCACCAAAGACTTCTACCAGACCTGTTTCATCTGCTACTAGAGTTCTCTGTTCTACTGGCCCCCAACGGAAATTTCCTACAAATGCACCACCAGACTGACCGACTGCTGGAACAATGCCAGTCTTGTCGATTTCGCTGATCGTGATTCTAGGAGAAGCAGGTTTGATAGCCATATCTTTTTCCTTTAGTTTCGTTAACGAATAATACGGAGTTCATAATACGTTTATGTTCAACACCTTTATTTATAGAAAAACAAGTTTTCAGAACCTATCATCTAGGTCTGGAACTGTTTCTAGGTGGTGCCAACCTTTGAACTCACCATCCGTTACAATCTCATTTATGCCATCGTCCACAAATCCAAACGGCACAATATCATCTTCGATCTGCCGCATCTTATCTTCAAACATCATCTGCTTTAGATTTATATCTGTCATATCTGCGAAGAATTGAGTAGACACAAAGTATCCGAACATGACCAGATTCATCATGAGGTCATCATGGTTTCCATCGCTTGCTTCGTATGACTGACCCTTAGCAACAAACGTAGAGATCTCTAGGATAGTGTTCTCATCCATGATCTTCAGTTTACCACTTTCAAGGATATCCTTGATCGAGGAACATCCCAGTCGCTTGACCTTACGATTCATCTCGATCCCTAGTGCGTTTGCCTTAACAGCACTGGACGTGTGTAGGTTTTCATATTCTAGATCATAGTACAGTCCATTACATACCACCGCACCCTGATCATTTGCTTCAACTACTACCCATGCTTCGTTGTAGAGTTTTGCATACTTATATATAATATTTGGAAGCAGTAAGGGAGATATAGTGTTACAGCGGTAGGTAGCCACCTGAGTAAAGGGACGCTCCGTAATATCGATGACCTGAAAGGTAGAATAATCCTGTCCTCTTCCCTTAGAGACATCAACCGTCATGATGTATTCATGTTCTGGATTTGGTTCTCTATAAACTAGACAATCACCGCCTTCTAAGATGCTGGAGGGATTGTCTGCCCGTAGAGACATAAGTGTCTCTGCATTAATTAAGGTATCGCCTGTCCCGAAGAAGGTGTTGCCAAACTCTTGGTCGAACTGCAGTTGCGACGTGTTTGCTATCGTCTGCTGTTTCCATTTTTCGTCTCGCCCCGGTACATCCCACCAATCTACACGGAATGGTACGTACTCATTAGTCTTTTGTACTGCCCCTGTCCAGATTTTCTCGAACTGGTTTCCTATTCCATTTGCGGTTGATGTGATAATAACCTTGGTGTCTTTACCGGATGATATGACGGGGTAGGTCGAGGTGTAGAACTCAGTAGCATTTTCAACAAAGGCAAACTCATCAAGAAACAGCAAGTTAACAGACATACCACGAATAGAACTACCAGAAGTGGCAGAAGCAATAATTCGAGAATTATTAGAAAACTCAAGAGAACCTTTGTTAAGTGCCTTGCAACCGGGTTGTAAGAAGAATGGGAGATTCTCCAGCATGAGGGTGACCCTTGCGAGCATCTCTCGTGCAGTAGCACCTTTGTTAGCAAGGATTGCGATGGTCTTCTCAGGGTTGAAAAGAGCAAACCATAATAGGTAACCAACCGAAGATATAGATTTCCCAGACTGACGACATGCCAGAACGATACTAAACCGATTGCTTCTAAAGTGCTCGAACATCTTTTCCTGATACGGGTACAGTTGGAACTGAACCAGACCCCTATCAAGATGCACCACCTTCACGTACTTGGAGCAGAAGTACACAGGATCGTTCATGCACTTCTTGTATTCGCTGATCTTGTGTGCATCCCATTCTTCTGCTACTCCGTCTCGTTTTACATTAGGGTTGCCAAGGTATGAGTCTTTATTCTGGTTCATGCTCGATCACATCTTTCTCATTCTGTAGGAATCGCTGTAGTTCTGTGGTCGAACCCACAAAGATGTTGTTGTTGGTTGTGCCCTTGTTTTCAAGAGCAGGACGGTCCATTACGTCGAGTTTCTTTTTGTTCGTATGGAGTGCAAGGAGACGATCAGACACCTCTGCAGTATTCTTGATCATTGTAGCAAGGACTTCGAATGCACGAGGGTGCTCTGACTGCTTTGCCAGTTCCACCATTTCTTCGATACCCTCTTGACCCTTTTCGATTAGGTCATAAAGTACTTCACGAGCATACTCGTGATCTGACTCTACTTTCTTGTCTGTCATTATAATGCACTGTCATAGTATGTGAAACTGAAACCATAGTCACTGTCAACACTGACTCCGCTAGGTGTAGGTCTTAATGTCATTCTCTCATGGAAGATTTCGTTGTTACTGTCTCCCTCTAAAATATATAGTTGGTTATTAACCTCACGAATGAGTTTACTATCACTCACTGGACCATAGAAAGCAATCTTCATAGTGAAGGAAAGTGTGTATACGATAGTTCGTCGATCACCAATTGAACCTTCGAAGTCGTCGCTCATCACAACCCCAGAGAGTACGATAGGCACATCCTCCTTGATCTCAGGGTGCGACGTACCAAAAGGTTTTACACTCACAGTGTACTGAGGGTTGAAGTATGGTATAATTTGTTCTACAATCTGCAGAGCATCATCCTGAGACTTGGCATAGATGTTTACGTCAAAGGTTATATCGTATGGCGTTGCGGAAAAGAACTTGTTTCGCTTATTGTTATCGCCATCAATAGCAGTAGAGAACTGATTAGTCTTGGGGAGTTGGCGAATTGAATCATATGTCATACTCGTAATCTAGCAAGACATACGAGGCAACTTCATCGCAACTCTACGTTCTGCATCCTCTCCGTTGCTCATGTTCTGCAGTCGCTCCAAGAAGTTTCTCTTGGGTGCATATGACAGTGGCACCTTAACCTGAGAGATAACCTCGTTGGAACTGTTTGTTCGTAGAACGTATAGGTTGTTGAACAACGAACCAAAGACTGCTACAGCAGTACGGACTCGTTTATGATAGAAGTGTGTACCAAACATTATGACATATCTCCGAACGGATTGCTCTCACTGAAGTCGAGGAAGTCTCCTTCGAAGTCATCGAAATATTGATTCTGTGTTACTGGTTCGTTGTTTCCTTCGACATCCACTTGCTGTATGTAGTTTAGTTCTTCTACAAGTGAGGGAGAAGATACAGCACCACCTCCTTCACTCACAATA